AGTGGATCTGTTACTGGTAGCGGTGCAATATACGGTAGTGGTGTTTATGGATCGGGAATATACGGCCTTCCAGCCGGAGCAATGTACGGTAGTGGCATATTCGGATCTGGTGTTTATGGATATGGGTACACTTATGGTAGTGGTGTATACGGATCGACTCCATATGGAGGACCGTTGAGCGCAACTAATCCAAATCAATCTGTACAGATTCCATGGCAAGCGCTATCTCAAAGCGCACTGTTTCCGCAGACTACGGAGTTGCGAGTTAAAATGGTTGCTAATCAAACAAAAGACCAAACAATCTTTGAGGTACCAGATCAGTGGAAGGTTCGTGCTTTTGTGAGTGGTGGATACAACTATCTAGGATTCTTCCTAAGCGGTAGTCAGGGGTGGGCAACAGCCAGCGTAAGCTCATCAATCTACAATAACAGATGGCACAGTCTTGCATTACGTCGAGAAAACAGCAACGATACTCCGTCAGAAAATCAAACATATACACTAATTGCAAAACAAACAAACTACCTTAAAGTAGTTACAACCCACACAGCATCTTTAACAATAAACGGAGCTATTAGCTCCTCTTACAATAGCACATTCTTGACTGCTGGAAACTTGTGGATACCAGGAAGCGGATCATTTACAATAGCACAGTCACATTCGATGGACGTGCTATCAGGGAGTGTACAGGAGTTCAGATACTGGGCATCAGCATTAGATGACGATATACTAGACAATCACACACTTACGCCTACAAGTTTCCAAGGAAACACAGACGGTGTGTTTACAGGCAGTACTTCGAGTTTTGATACGCTAGCTTATCGATTAGCGTTTGGTACAGACAATAACAAAACCGTTGATTTATACTACCCAGCAACTGCTAGCTTTGCATCCCAACATCCTGACCAAAGCACTGCAGTGCCTGCTGCAGTTTTCTATAATTTCACAAGCTCAACCTACGAAGCTGTGATTGAAGAAAACTCACTTGAGTGGCCGGATCTTGGAGGAAACAGAAGCATCAGTAACAAAGTGCGCATAGACAGCACAGTGTTAGCTGGCAATCAACTGTTTCCACACACTAGAGCAGAAAAACCACTAACAGACAATTATCCAATCGATAGTCCGCGACTTGGTGTTTACCTGTCACCGACTAACGAAATCAACGAAGATATTGCAGAGCAGTTTGGTGGACTCAGTATTGACGATTTTATTGGAGATCCAACATATTTGGAACTCGACAATTATCCGGCACTTGAACAGCTTAAGCGAGAATACGCTAAGAAGTATAGAGCACTTAACAGACCAAACCACTACTGTCGACTCTTACAACACTACAATGCAGCGCTATTTCAGTTAATAAAACGATTTGTACCATATAGAGCAAATACGCAAGTTGGATTAGTTATTGAACCAACAATACTTGAACGTAGTAAAATAACAGTCAAGCATCCAACAATAACAGACAGCACTTATTCAGCTTCAATCAGCTTGCCTGAGGTTGCAACAACTGCTGGAGAAGTCGAGGATCCAACTAACAGCCCGCTAGCAAACTATGTGCAAGAGGGTGTAATAGAAGGTCATTCGGCTGAATATCTAAGCTTAGAAGGATCGGGAATGCCAATCATACCAATTAATGAAGGCAACATTGAGCTTTCTACAACACCAGTAAGTGGTGAGTATTACGAAGAGGTTGATGGCACAGTCGATGTTGGAGTAAACGGAGCTGGATGGAACTCGAGATACCTAGGATCAAGATATGTATACATGACATATGCGTCTAGTGGTAGCAATCCAAGAATACTTACATACGTAACAGCAAGCAGATACGATGAGTATGAAGCAGTACAGCCAGCACTTATAACCAGCACTTACAGTTCACAAATAGCACCTGGTGGTCAGATGTATGATCAAGACATCTACTTCAGTAGATTGTTCACTGGACAACGTGCATTTACAGCTTCTGTGTTTTTCTCATCATCTGAAGCTACTGTCATACATCCACTCACAAACAAATACGGACTACGATTAGCTCCATCGTTGTCAGGTAGCACAGAATACACTCCATTTGAAACTGACTTTTTGTGGGCAATAGATCCAGCTAATGGTTTTTATTTTAAAAAATATAAATCAGGTGTCGAAACTCGAACCGGCTCTTTTGCAATAGATGCGTTTATGTATGAACCAACAGACAGACATACGTATGACTACATATATCGCATTACAATAAAAACATCAGTCACAGCTTCAGGAACTACAACTGGTTCCGCAGTATTGTATTTTGGAGGATTTGGATCCGCATTAACGCAAAGTTACACGCTATCTGGAACACAAACAAACACAATAGTAACAAAAGCTACTGGAACAGAATTAGGAGTGAGACTACAAGCCAACGATCTTAGCAACACCGAGTTTTTAAAAATACTAGACCTCAAGGTCGAACCACTGAATTACAGAGCTCAGGTGCAGGACTATCATTTATTATCTTCGCGAGGAATGATCAATGCACGATACGAAGGATGCAAAATGACATCAACAGACTACAATGTAGATAGTCCAGATACAATCGATAACGGACCTGTAATAACAGTTACAACAGTAAACGGAAACGTCTTAACTACTGCACCAGCTCAGGGTGGTGGTGTATTTAGAACCGGATAAGCGTATGTTTTTTTCTAAACTATGACATATTTATAACAAGAATTAATAATATAACTACACGTGGGATATCTAGATAATACAACAGTTACCGTCGATGCAATCTTGACAAACAAAGGACGTCAACTACTTGCAGCCGGAGGGCAGCTAAACATAGTAAAATTTGCGCTAGCAGATGATGAAGTGGATTACGACTTATGGAACCCAGCACATACGTTAGGTACAAACTACTACGGAGCTGTAATCGAAAACATGCCAGTATTAGAGGCATTACCAGATGAAACACAGATGATGCGATATAAGCTGCTTACACTTCCTAAAGACGTGATTGGAGTCCCAGTTATTAGCATTGCTCCAACTGCAGTAAGTTTTACGTCATTAACACAAGAGGTGACTATTACACCAAGTACGTTAAACCTTCAAAACGGAAACTCTACACTAGGATACACCGCAATACTAAGCGATGACACAGTAGCATCGCTATCAGTCGCTTCAGATGGTGCAACAGGCCGACCTACCACACCAGCAGGAACATCGCCTATAGGTAATCCAAACGCAACATCCATTGCAACAACAGCAAATTTCTTAGATGATGAGCTTACTGGTATTTCAACTACCGGAAAAACTATAACTCGAGTTGGAACTAAGTTTGTTGTAGCGCCAAGACCACAAGCAAATACTACTCAAATAAAAAAAGCAGTATTAACAATCCTAGGAAACGAGACTGGTGGATTCAAGACGATAGTCATAACTGTAGATCCAAGCAACTTCTTAACCTTAGACGTAGAGTCAACAATACGAACTCAATAGTAACTAATTAGTAATGGCAGAAATTTATAAAAACTTTACGGACGAAGACATTGTACCGGGTGACACTCAAGTAATATCCCAGCCAATCTGGTCTGAAAACATGAATCCATATTCGCAGTCTTTTGGAGGCGCAACTGGTATTGGATTTTTTACGCAATCAGCTCAGGTATCTCAGTCAGGAGAGTACTATGTGAATGTATATCACCGAAATCCACAAACAGATGCTAACGCAGCTGTGCAGTTTGCTGTTGCGTATGGACACAGATTGGGGAGTGGATCTTATGGTGATCCAAACACAGTTGGTCAAAATCAAAACGATACACCAACACGAGCAATATACTCACAATACAGAAACCAATTACTACCACCTACTGATACTGCATTTACTTTTGGAACCGGTGCTGGTAGTACACCAGATGATATTTTGGTTATCAACGTAGCAAGAGCTCGTTTTCGTCAAAAAATTGATCCAGGAAACTGGGAACTACGAATTTCTAGTGGTGGACTAAGCACCACTGCCTATTCAAGCTTTATTGACAATAGTGGTGAGGAGGTAACACCAACTTTGACTGAAGCAGGCCGCATATTTGGAATATACAGTGGATCGGGTGCTGTAACAGCTTCTAGCACAGTGTATGGTTTATTCTACCCAGATCAAGGTATTTTTATATTTGATGCAACTAAATTAAAAACCGAATTAGGGTTACCATTTGATTCACAATCAGCAGGTGCATTATCAGGCACTTCAACTCAACCAAAAAACTCAATTACTGGCTCGATGTTTATTTCTGCATCTTCTTATTTTGCAGCAAGAAGTCAGGAGCAAGTAACGTCAACACATTATTTTGTTAGAATAACAAACAGACAATTCAACTTCTCAAATAACCCAACATTTGTTACAGGAAGTACTGGTACGTTTAGGCATGCAAGCATGCTACGAAATCCTAGTGTTTACGTCACAACTGTTGGAATGTATGATCCAAATAACCGACTAGTAGCCGTAGCTAAATTAAGCAAGCCATTACTAAAGAGCTTCAACCGAGAAGCACTAATTAAGGTTAAGCTAGACTACTAAGTCTAACTCTTATAATTTTAACAAAACCCGTGGACGCCAAGCGACTGCGGGTTTCTTTTTCTAAGCCTATTTATATACAATGGCAGGAGTTTTTAAAAATCTAGACGCGTCAGATGTTAGGTTGACACCTTTTCAAACACATAAAAAGTGGAATGACACAATCTGCTACACAAATTATTACTCAAACGTCTTAGCACATCCAACTAGCGTAGGAGGTCTTCCGGGTGGAGGGTTTACACAATACGCATTTGCTATAGATGTAAGCGGTAGTCAGATACTGAGGTTGCTACCAACACAAGAATATGTAGTAACTGGATCACTATCAATTCCGGGATTACTAGGAGCTAAGTATGGGGCATCTATTCCCCAAGACAGGGTTGTTGCTTATTCTGTAACAGGAAGTAATACCGGATCAGTTTACATGATTAGAGGGAATCTCACATCCTTTCCTCAGTACACAAGTTCAGTGGTAACTAAACCATATGACGTCTCCTATACTCAAACTCTAGTAGGAGGTCAAAGCTTGATTTATATAGCTGGCGAAGGCGGAATAAGTGCACAAAGTTTTGTTAGTACATTTGGTACAAGTGAGCAAGTCATAACTGGTCTTGGCGATCAATCTCTAACATCCTCCTTTTATGCAATAAACGCAGAAGGAAAGGCATCAAACAGCGATAGGCTAATTGCTATATCAGTTACTGGATCAAATGCATACGCTGTGTCTTTTTCAGGAAATTTTGGTACAAACACGTTAGTAGCAGCTGGATCGAGTTCGTTAGGATCAACTCCGGGAGTTTTGCCCAAAACACTGCTATACAACTATGATCAAGATTTATACTTTTTGCTAATGCAAGATGGTCAGCTGTTTACAGTACAGCCTAATGGGTCATCGTCTTTGTTAGATACTGGAGTTGCTGATATATTACAAAATCGTGCAAACCGAGCTGCAAGCTCTTCGACTTTAAGAAGCACAAAAATTCATGTAGTATATCAATCAGGCCAAGTAGGATTGGACATTAAAGCAACACCACTACCAGCTTCGTTTGAAAAAATTGTAGATGCAAGACAGTACGTTGCACAGAGACCTCTAGTAAAAGGTACTATACAAATAAACGATCCATCAGGCTCCATAGGTCTTTTTGCCGGATCAACATCTAGCTTACAGGACTCTGTTTTTGTAACAATCAATCCATACACGTATGAGATATCAAATCCCATCCATATGGGAGCTACTAAGGGTGATTTGCGAATAAGCGGAGAAAACTTAGATGCGTTTATAGGATTTAGCTCGTCGTTTAATAACCGGTTTGTAGAGTTTGATATTGATAACTCTATATTCCAACAATACAAAGCAGATTACAATCCGCAACCATCCCACCCTAGTTATGATCCACTAAACACACTGTTTGACGAAGGCAATCCAACTTACCAATACTATGAGCCTAAAACTACAAACGATAAATTTCAGCGAGTAGTTCATAAATCTCTTGATCATTTGTTTTATCAATATTTTTATAGCAATACTAAAGCGACATTTGGTGGAGGAAACTTAAATACTCAGAATAGGTTTTTAGAAGATCAAGCACAAATATACAATTTACCACAAACAAAATTTGGTGAAAGCATACAACAAGGATCAATAACAATACAAGGAAACTATACAATAAGCCAAAGCAACGCATCAATTACAATCGTAGATGACCTATACGGCAACTTATATGTATCTGGTGGTTTTATTTCGCCAATAGATGGAACAACACTACTTTCAGGATCAATAAGCAGTAGTGTAGTTGGAGAATGGCCTACACCAGACATTTACAAATATAATACAAAAGGACCACTATCACTCACTAGCAGCTTTAACAAAGGTGATTGGCAGATGGAAACTAATTACAACAACATAGATTTCAAAAGCATCACTGGATCGTCCGCACCACTAGCTCAGCCAATCGATTTGTTAGGAGTGGTACCAGTGTTTACGTCATTGCTAAGCTCTAGCATCACAATTAAACCCGGACCAGTACAAGATTACAAACAAAGTTATAATTTTGAAAACGGAGATTTTACAATAACAACAATGATCCGTCCTTCTGCTGCTCCAACACACTCAACCGGATCTGTTATTGTTGTAAAAGAGGGATCTGAAGAAGAAACAGGCATTGACCTTAATGGCAATCCTTACACGTATTTTATAGATAATCGAACACCATACCATTTATATTTGACTCCTACTATGGAGGTTGTGTTTGAACGCAATAACCTACTAGAGCAACCTAAAGTATCTGGCAGTGTGACTGTAAACCAATTATTACACGTTACTGCTATGAAAACAGGCTCAGAGATGAGATTATATATTGATGGTGTATTGCAAGGAACAGTAGCAGATGTTGGAGTTAATCGAGGTTGCTCTAATCGAGGGAATATTATAATAGGAAACTCATACACTAAAGACAGAGGATTTGATGGATTAATAGATAATGTTAAGTTTTACAGAAGAGCACTAACACCATCCGAAATATCACTATCAAGACACACACTAGGATACAACGACACAGTAGTTGGTAATGTGTTTTATAATCAAGGAATGATGGTGCTTAGTTCGGTAGCATCGCGGTTTATGGACATAACAGACATAACCGTTCGAGGAACGCATACGATTTGGGAAAAAGAATACTCATGCACAGTTGGGGCAGGAGAGTTTAATCGCAGTAACAATCCATCTCTTCAGGTGTATAACTCAAACACAAACCAATATGAGTTCAGATCATTTACAACCGGTTCCGATTTTAAACCGTATGTAACCTCAGTCGGCTTGTACGATGATAAAGGTAGACTGCTAGCTGTTGCAAAGTTAGCATCACCACTTAAATTACCAAACAACGTAGATACAACAATCATAGTTAAACTAGACAGTTAATGGACGAGTTCGATAATTGGTTTCCAGATCAAGCTATATAAGATGGCAAGAAAAAAAGTTACAAAAAGACAAACTGCTCTAAAGCATGGCTTTAGAAGCGGTCTTGAGGAAGATTTGAACAAATCGTTAGCATCGATAGGCATTGATGGTGAGTATGAGCAACACAAGCTATACTACACTAAACCAGCAACCGACCACACATACACTCCAGATTTCAGACTACCAAACGGGATTTATATAGAAACCAAAGGTCGCTTTGTATTGGAAGATCGTAAAAAACACCTACTAATTAAGCAACAACACCCAAACACTGATATACGCTTTGTATTTCAAAATGCTAAAAATAAACTACGAAAAGGATCAAAAACAACATACGCTGACTGGTGCATTAAAAACGGCTTCCAATACAGTGAAGGAAGTATTCCACCAGAATGGTTGGCTGAGTAGGTTTATTTTCGTATAGTTACTTTGATGACCACTTCGCAGACGCAAACTGTACTGACTATTCTAGACAATCATCTAGGCAGGTCAACTACTCACAAAAACGGAGAACACAGTTTTTCGTGTCCATTTTGTAATCATTACAAAAAGAAGCTACAAGTAAATTTGCTAACACAAAAATGGCACTGCTGGGTGTGTAACGCAAAGGGACAGACAATAAATTCATTGCTTCGAAAAAGTAATGGTCCAAGCCATGCTTACCCAAAAGTTCGAGAAATATATGGCGAGAGCGGGCCAATACTAATTACAAAGTCTAATCGCACACTACACAGTCTGCCGGAAGATTTTAGTCCACTATACGTAAAACGCAACACACCAGACTACCGCAACGCTCTATACTATGTGTCTAAAGTTAGAGGGTTAAACGCGATAGATATTCTAAGGTATCAAGTAGGGTACTGTGAAAGTGGACCTTATGCTGGGATGATTATAGTACCAAGTTATGATGCGGAAGGATCATTGAACTACTATGTTGGACGTAGTTATTATGATACCGCCATAAAACACAAAAATCCACCAATATCAAAAGATATTATAGGTTTTGATAGTCAAATCAACTGGAACCAGCCTATTACTATTGTGGAAGGAGCGTTTGATGCGATTGCTGTTAAGCGCAATGTAATTCCTCTATTTGGTAAAAAGATATTGCCAACACTTAGAAGTAAGATTTTGCACCACAAAGTACCACGCATCAACCTAGCATTAGATGCCGATGCATATAAGGATAGTTTAGTAGAGATTGAGTACTTCCTAAACAACAACATTGAAGTCTACTATGTAGAGCTCAACGCAAAAGACCCAAATGAAATGGGGTACGAAGCAATGATAAGCGCCATTAATACAGCTAGAAAAATTACATTCTTTGATCTCATTCAATATAAGATAAACATATGATAAACAAGATACAATCACAAATAGATACTGTCGATCACATCTTCCATATTGCAGATATACATTTACGCAATTGGAAGCGTCACGGTGAGTTTAAGGAGGTTTTTGACAAAATGTTTGCAGAGATTGATCAATGTCCACCAAACACAATCGTAACAGTAGGAGGAGACATAGTGCATGCTAAGACTGATATGAGTCCAGAGCTCATATCGATGGTCACTTACTTATTTAATGGACTAGCAAACAGACGACCAACTATAGTAATCGCAGGAAATCACGATGCTAACCTAAACAACAACCATAGATTAGATGCACTGACACCAATAGTTGAGAGCAATAAGCATCCTAACTTGTTTTACTTACGTAACTCAGGATTGTACGAGATTGGTGATATAGCGTTAAGTGTGATGTCTTTATTAGACGAACCAGAAAACTATGTTACTTACGATAAGATTCGCACACCATCTAAGTACAAAAAACTAGTAGCTATGTATCACGGAACTGTAGCTAACAGTAGAGTCGATAGCGGTATGCTGCTGGAGCATGGAATAAACTGGGATACATTTGCAGGCTACGATTTAGTGCTGCTAGGCGATATCCATAAGCGTCAAATACTAAGCACAGAGAATCCAATCATGTTCTATCCAGGATCTCTTGTGCAGCAGAACTTTGGTGAAGTGTACGATGGTCACGGGTATGCTTTTGTCACGCTGGCAGAGGAAGGTATAGACTATGAGTTTTATGATATTGCAAACGATTACGGCTATTATACGCTAGACATTGCAGACGGAATACTTCCTGACAATCTACCAATAACGAAGAAGACAAACCTACGTATTCGTACCCGCAACACAGATGCAGCACAGCTTAAACGCATCCTTGCTACAATCCGTAAGGAGTACAAAAACAAAGATGCAGTCGTAATTAAGCTCGATAAAGGAGCTAGTGGTACAAGCTCAGACCTAACAGACGCTAGCCTTAACCAAGGTGATGTACGTAATCCACAGTACCAGAGTGCGTTGCTTACTGAGTGGATGAACATAGCCGGTACCGACGAAGACACAGTAGCAAAGGTATTGGAGATCAATAAGAAATTAAATGCTGAATTGCAGCTACCAGACCTTGCACGTAATATTGTATGGAAGCCTAAAAAATTTACCTTCAGCAATATGTTTAGCTACGGAGCTAACAACGTAATAGACTTTGGCACTAAAAACGGTACATGCGGTTTGTTTGCTCCAAATCACGCTGGTAAGTCGGCTGTATTAGATGCTCTATGCTTTTGTTTATTTGATCAATCATTCAGAGCAAAATCCGCTGATCAAGTTCTTAATCGTAAATGTGAAGACTTTGAGTGTGAGTTTAGTTTTGAGCTAGAAGGGGTGACTTACTTTATACAAAAGCGAGCTTTCAAGTATCGTCACGGAGCATTAAAGGGTAGGCTGCGAGTAGAGATTGATTTCTGGTA